AGGGCCCATGCCAGCCGCGGGGCGCGCTGTGAGGCTCCCGCTCTACGAGACGCCGCCCCAGGCGGAGGCGGCGTGGGACGAGCCCCTCCGCCGTGACCCGGGCTGCGCGCGCTGCAAGCTCTCGGAGTCGAAGCCACGCACCGTGTGCATGAAGCCCGAGGGGCAGCCCGGCGGGTTGCTCGTCATCTCGGACTACCCCGGGAAGGTGGAGGACGCGACGGGGCGCCCGCTGTCCGGGCCGACGGGGAAGTGGCTACGCGAGCGGCTGGCCCGTCACTGGAAGGGGCCCATCGCGTACGACAACGCCGTCCGCTGCTTCCCGGCCGGGGAAGAGGTGGACGAGAAGCACGCGGACGCCTGCCGCCCCTACACCGCGAAGCTCCTGGCCGACGTGCGCCCCACGCGCATCCTGACCGTGGGGACGTGGGCCACGTACGGGTTCCTGGGGAGGAAGGTGCCCGCCCTCATCGCGCGCCGCGCGTACGGCTGGTGGATTGACGGGGAGACGTACCCGGACCCCACGGCGTGGGTGCCCGTGTTCGCGCTGCCGAACCCGGTCAACGCCCTGCGCAACAAGTTCTACGCGCGCACCATGGAGGCGGACCTGAAGTGGGCGCTGACCTGTGAGCGCCCGTCTACGGACTTCGTGCGTGCCGAGGTGACCTACGTGCGGGACGAGGACACCGCGCAGGGGGCCTACCTCGCGCTGTCCCAGGCGCCGTGGGTGAGCTTCGACACGGAGACGGCGGGGCTCCTGTTTGATTCGGACTTCGAGGTGGTATGCGTCACCTTCTACGGGGGCGACGACCTCCAGCATGGCTGGGCCTTTGACCAGGAAAGCTGGAAGGTGCCCGGGGTACTGGCGTGGGCGCGCAAGGTGCTGGCCCACGCGGTCCCGAAGACGGGGCACAACACGAAATACGACTCCCACGCGGTGTACCTGGACCCCGCCCTCCGCACGGACATCGAGCGAAGCTGGTGGGGTGACACCCGGCTATTCCGCAAGCTCCTGGACGGGGACGTGGACGCCCGCCTCGCGGTCGCCGCGGAGCTGGTCGGGATGGGCGGGCACAAGGCGGAGGCCCTCGCGGCGGAGACGCCCATCAAGGCGGACCTGTCGCGCATGGCGTCTCAGGTCCACGGCCCTGGGCTGACCCCCAAGGGCAAGCCCCGCAAGGCGTACGTTCCGAAGGTGCTCCGGCCGGAGCAGGTGTCTCGGCTCGCGCTGGAGAACATCCACGCGGAGCGCGCGGAGCCGATGACCTACGTGTTCAAGTTCATGGAGCCGCGCACGCGCGCCCGGTACAACGCGCGCGACGCCCTCTCCACCGCGTATCTCCAGCGTGACCTGGGTCCGCGCGTGATGGCGAAACCGAACCTCGCGCGCGCGTGGGGTGAGATCATGCTCCCCGCGTCCAAGGCCCTCGCGCGCATGGAGCGCCGCGGGGTGGGCGCCTCGCGCGAGGCCACGGAGGCGTTCGCGGCGTACCTGGACGCGGAGCTGGAGCCCGTGTCCGCCGTGTTGGGCCACTACCCCGAGGTGAACTGGAACTCCCCGGTGCAGGTGGCCAAGCTCCTGTTCGGGAAGCTGGGCCTCCCGTCCGTGAAGGAGACGGACTCGGGGGCGGACTCGACGGACGCGGAGGTGCTGGAGGCCCTGAAAGACAAGCACCCCGTGGTCCGCGCCCTGCTCCGCCACCGCAAGCTGACGAAGCTCCAGGGCACCTACGCGCGCGGGCTGCTCGCGAACATCCGGGCAGACGGGAGGATTCACCCGAGCTTCCTAGTTGACGGGGCGGGCTGTTTGCCCGCTGGGGAGCTGGTGCTCACCGCGCGCGGGTACATCGTCGCGGAGGACGTGCGCGTGGGGGACACCGTGCTCTCGCACCGTGGCGTGCCCCGACCCGTCGTGTCCACCCAGGTGAACCAGCCCTCCCCCATCTACCGGGTGGAGCTGTCCAACGGCGTGGTGCTTCGGACAACCCCGGACCACCGCTACTACGTCGGGGGTGAAGAATGGGTCCGCGCCGACGCGCTCACCGTGGGTCGTGCGGTGCAGGTTCACTCCGCCGTGGAGCGCTGGGCCCCCGTCGAAGGGTGGGAGCTCTACGAGGTGTCGTCCTGGGGGCGCGTGCGCGGTAGCCAGGGGTACCTGACACCCCAACCGAAAGGGAAGTGGGGGCACCTGAAGGTGTGTCTGGCCCGATTCGGCGCGCAGCAACGCGGGGTGGACCGCAAGGACTTCACCATCCACCGGCTCGTGATGCAGGCGTTCGGCCCCCCGCCCGACCCGGCGCGGCCCGAGGTGCGCCACCTGAATGGACTCGCGTGGGACAACACCGTGGAGAATCTCGCGTGGGGTTCGTCCGCGGAGAACCGGCGCGACGCCTCGATTCACGGGGCCATGTCGAAGCGCAACGGCGCACACCCCCAGTGCGTGCTGACCGACGAGGACGCGGCCACCATCCGGGCGATGCCTCGTCCGCTCCGCGGGGGCGCTGGTCGCTGGCATCCGGGCGAGGGTGTGTCTGACGCCTCCCTGGCCGAGTGGTACGGCGTGAAGCGCGAGACCATCCGGGACATCCGTTCGGGCAAGCGCTGGCTCCCCGAGACACACATCACGGGGAAGCGGGCGGAGTTCGCCGCGGCGACCGTGCGCGCGGTGTCCGTCGAGCCGCCCGAGGCGACCTACGGCGCGACCGTCGCCGTGGACCACAGCCACGTCACGGGGGGTGTGGTCACGCACAACACTGGCCGCCTGAGCTGCCAATCGCCGAACCTCCAGAACATCCCCTCCGGCTCGCGTGACACCTACGAGAAGCTGGGCAAGATGGCGCGCGACTGCTTCGTGGCGCCACGGGGGCGCACGCTGGTGGAGCTGGACTACTCCCAGATTGAGCTCCGCGTGGCGGCTCACATCGCGCGCGACCCCGTGATGATCGCGACGTTCCAGAGCGGCATGGACTTCCACCTCGCGACCGCGAAGATGGTTGCCCCGTTGGCCTGGGGGGTGAAGGACTGGGACGCGCTCCCACCCGAGCTGAAAAAGAAGTACCGCACGGACTCCAAGGTGGTGAACTTCGGGGTCCACTACGGCAAGACGCCGCACGGTCTGGCCGACGAACTGGGCATCACCGTGGCCCTCGCGGAGAAGCTCCTGGCCGCCATCCTCGGGGAGTTCAAGGTGTTGCGCGCGGAGATGCAGCGCACGCTACGCCAGGGCCACACGGACGGCGGCGTGATGGTGGAGCACCAGGGCCACCCCGTGAACTGGCGCCCGCTTCCCGCCCTCGGGGAGATGGGCGACGACGCGAAGGGGCGTCGCATCAACGCGGAAAACGCGCTCTGGAACACCCGAGTGCAGGGGCAGGCGGCGCACCTGACGACCGCCTCCCTCTGGCCGCTGACCCTCGCGCTGGAGGCGCGCCCCGAGCTGGAGGCGTTCCCCGTGCTGACCGTTCACGACTCCCTGATGGTGGAGTGTCGCGAGGAAGCCGCGGAGGAAGTGGCACGGATCGCACGACAGGTAATGACCCGTTACGACTTGGGCGGCGTGCCCATCGTGGTAGATGCTGCCATCGGCCCCGCCTGGGGCTCTCTCGTGGAGCTGAAGGAACCGGAGAAGCAGGCGGCGTAAACGGGCCCCGAGCGCGACAAAGCAGCCGGTGGAAGGAGCAGGCGATGGACGAGAAGTACCCCGAGCGCGACCACTGCAAGGGCCCGCGATGAGCGTGGAGCTGGACGACGAGGCGCGCGCCGCCGTCATCATCAACGAGCACGACCTGACCGGGGAGTACATCCGGCTCCCCGCGCTCATGGCTCGGTACGGCGCGCGCCTGTCCCTCGCGATCCAGGACTACCAGGAGGCAGAGCTGGCCTTCGACCGCGTGGAAGCGGGCGTCTCGCTGGAGTGGCGGCACACGCTGGGCATTGCGCGCGAGGGCACGGCTCGCGGGGGCAAGGCCACGGAGTCGAGCGTCCAGGACCACGTACGGAATGACCAGCGCTGGGTGGACGCGAAGATGGGCATGATCGAAGCCGACGCGAAGCGCCACCGTGCGCGCGAGCTCTGCACCGCCCTGGCGGCCAAACGCGAGATGCTGGTCAGCCTGGGTGCCCATATCCGAAAGGAGATGGACCTGGACCCGACCACGCGCCGCACGGTGGCCAACCACAACGCGGTGAAGGGTCGGAGCTGGGGCAGCTCCGCCGAACAACCGGGCACGGACTGGGGCGCCGACGCGCTCCAGGACGGCGACCCCGAAAGCCCGCGTCAGTAGCGCGGCACGACCACACGCAACGAGAGTGAGAGACGAACATGGGTAACAGCGACAGCGAGCTCCAGAGCTACTTCGGAGACTTCGACGAGAACACCGCCGACAAGGAAGCCGCCGCCGCGGAGCGGGGCGCCGAGGGCAAGTACCTGAAGCTCCCCGAGGGTAAGACGGTGCTTCGGTTCCTCCCCCCGAAGCCGGGCCAGAGCTCCATCTTCCAGGTGGTGATGAAGCACCACTTCACGCCCATCGGGAGGCAGGAGTCGGTTCAGTTCGCCTGCCCTTCGCACCACGCGAAGGGTTCGGACGGAAGCGCCGCGCCGTGCCCGCTCTGCACCCAGGTCCGCAAGCTGGAGGCGTCGAGCCGTCAGGCGGACAACGACCGCGCGCGCGAGATGTTCCCTCGCAAGACGGTGTACGCGAACGTGGTGCGCCGCCCCCGCCGGGACGAAGACGAGTACACCCCACGGGTGCAAATCTACGGGTTCAGCGGGGGCATCCACAAGGAGCTCCTGAACATCCGAGCGACGGAGGGGCAGGGCATCAACTTCAGCCACCCCATCACGGGGCGGGACGTGACGATCATCCGTAAGGGCCAGAAGCTCGAAACGAAATACAAGGTGTTCCCCGATGCGAGCGCTTCCCAGCTCGCGCCTTCCACGGAGGCCATGAAGGCGCTCCTGGAGAGCGCGCACGACCTCCGCAAAGAGGGCGTCGTTCTCTCCCTGGACGACATCATGGACCTGCTGGAGAACGGGAAGCGCGACCGCGACGACCGACGCGGTGGGAACCAGCGGTCCAGGGGTGATCTGCCGCGCGGCGGGCGCACCGCCGCCGACGACGCCGCGGACGACGGGTTCGGACCCGGCCAGTAGACGTGGGGCGCGAGGGCTCATAACCCGACCGCGCCGAGACGGCCCGCCCTGGGCCTACGCACGAAACCAGGGAAGTAGCGAGCGCTGGCGGCTGCCTTGGGGCCGGTCGCTGGTGTGCTGGATACCCCGCTGACCGTGGCGGTAGCTGCGAACGAACGGCACGCGAAGGCCACCGGGGACGCCCGCTCTGGCCTCTCGCTTCAGGGAGTGAGCACGTCGGGTGCCTCGCGTTGAGTCTTGACCAGGGTCCAGACGCGAGAGGGCTGGTTCGGCTCCAGACACTCCAACCACGGCCCAGCCGCAGGTGGCCCAACGTCCGCGCGAGAAGACATAGCGCGGGCGGGATCGAGTAACAGCGGCAGTGCGAGCGCCCTCCCATCCGGGGCGTGACCGCGCCGGATAGCCCACGAGACGGGCGAGGGAGGGGCTGTGTGTCATCCACAGCCCCTCCCGCTTCCCACCGTTGGACCCTCGCGCGCCGTCCTTTCGTCATGGTCTGGCGCGGCGCGCGGGTGACCTGGGTTCGATTCCCGGGTGTGGGGCCAGGAGCAACCGACGTGACCATGCGAGCTGCTTTCGTTGCGGACGTGCATTCTGGGGAGCACAAGCGCATGGGGGGGCCGACGGGGTGGGGCCCCATGACGGGCGAGTCCATCCCGCTGAACCGGCGTGCGGCGATGATTCGGGACGTGTGGGGCGCCGCGGTGGCGCGCGCGCTCCGCCGTGGGTGTGAGCACTTCGTGGTGGCGGGCGACCTGTTCGACACAGCGAACCCCTCACCCCGCGTGCTGACCGCGATGGCGCGCGCTCTGGATGCAGCCGGGGAGCTCCACTTCCACCTGCTCGTGGGCAACCATGACCAGCGCTCCGACGCGCGTGGGGACAACGCCCTCGCGGTGCTGGCGAGCATCCCGAACGTGACCGTCTACGAGCGCCCCACGTTCACCCACCTGGGGGACGAGCCGTTCCTGTTCGTGCCATTCTACAAGCCCACGCTGGAGGACCGAGGCGACGCCCTGGACGCCCAGGTGGAGCTCGCGTTCAAGGGCTCGGGCGTGCCTGCCACGCTGGTGACGCACTTCGGGGTGGAGGACGCCAGCACGCCCCCGTATCTGCGCGGCGCCCACGACGCTGTGCATGTGGACGACGTGATGGCGGTGATGATGCGTCGGGGCTTCCCGCTGTGCGTCACGGGGAACTGGCACACGCCGAACTCCTGGGCGCACCGCGCGGGCGCGCCGATGGTGGAGCAGTGCGGCGCCCTCGTGCCCACGGGCTTCGACAACCCGGGCCCGGACTACGGGCATGTGGTGATCGCGGCCTATCGTGGGGACGGACTGCCCGCCGTGAGCCGCGTGAAGGTGGGCGGCCCACGGTTCTACACAGTCCAGGTGCGCGAGGGGGACGAGCGCGAGAACTGGCGACCGCTCGTAGAGCGGACGTTCCAGACGATGAAGGGGCGCAGCGAGGCGTACATCCAGTTTCGCTCGCCTCCCGCGATGGTGGTGGGCGTGACGGACTCCGTGGCGCGTGTCGTGGATGAGGCCCTCGGGCGCTACCTCGTGGCTTGGGAGGTGGTCCCGGACTCCGCGACGACCCACGAGGCGCAGGCGGCGGCACGCGCCGCGGTGGCCACGGTCAGTGGGGACGTGGACGCCATGCTCGCGGCGCACGTCGAGGCGAAGGGCTCGACCTTCCCGCGCATCGTGCGGCCCACGCGCGTGCTCTCGCTGGCGCGTGAATACCTCGGGAAAGCGAGCGCGTGACGCGCCAAGGTGGGGGCATGAGCAAGAGGCAACCGCTCACCGCGTTCTCGTTCGGCTCTGGCACCATGGACGACCCCGACGTGATCCCCTCGCGACTCACCCCCACCGCTGCCTTCGCAATCCTGAAGACGGTGGATATGTCCCTGTTCGACAAGCGGAAGGCTGACCCGGTGCGGACGACACGCGCACCGCGTCCGAGCGAGCTGGAGGGCAAGCCCCTGTTCTCTCAGTGGGAGCGCGACTTCGTACGCCAGCTCTCAGCGCGCGCGGACTTCAAGGCCCAGGAGCTTCGGGCGACGGGGAAACAGCTCGTCATCCTGTTCCGCCTCGCGCACCGGCTGGCCGACGTGGTGGGCGACGCCGCCGAAACGCTGGTGGTCTGATGCGTGTCGCGAGCATCCGGGTTGAGAACTTCATGCGCTACGGCGTGATGAACGTCGCGCTCCCCGAGGCTGGGCTGGTCATCCTCACGGGTGCCAACGGGGCTGGGAAGAGCGGTGTTTTAGAGGCGGTCTCAACTGCCGTGTGGGGCAAGACCGTGCGCGGCACGCCACCCTGGCCCCGTCTCGTGGCGGACGACGGAGGGCGTGGCGTGGTTCACGTCAAGCTCGGGCTCCCGTCGGGCGAGTACGCCGTGGACCGGATGCGCAAGGGCTCGCACACGACCCTGCGGCACGGCCCGCACGGCGCCGAGTGGCCCGCCTACGAGACGACCACGAAGGCCCAGGAGGCGCTCGCCCGCGTGGTGCCGACATGGGACGTGTGGCGCCGTACGTGCGTGCTGACCAGCGCCGACTCCGCCCACTTCACGGGGGCGACGGACGCGGAGCGCAAGCGCTTGCTGGAGTCGATGCTGGGCCTGGAGCGCTACGACCGCGCCCACGCCGCCGTGAAGGCGGACCTACATGCCGCGCGCGCCGCCCTCCAGACCGCGGAGACGAAGGCCCGGGTGGCAGAGACGCAGGTGGCGGAGCGCACCGCGGCGCTCGCGGAGCTGGAGGCGGCGGCCCCGCCCGTGGGTGCGCCCGACCCGAGCGAGCTGGTGACCCGGGCGGAAGGTCTGACCGCTGCGCTGGCTGCGGAGCGCAAGAGCTACGACCTTCGTCATCGGCTTCGCGGAGGGGCGATCAACAACGAGCTCGTTGCGCATCGGAGGCTCACTGACGCGCAGGAACGACTGGCGGCGCTGGAGTCGCAGGGAGCGTGCCCGACCTGCGGTGGGCGCCACCATGTGGACGTTGCCAGGGCACGACTCCAAGGCGTCGTGCGCGACTTGACCAAGCTCCACGAGGCCGCGGCGCTGCATGTGACGGAGCTTGAACCTCTCGACCGGGCCCGGCTCGACAAGCTGGCCGCCGACGAGTCGGACGCGGTGATAGACGCCCACATGGCCCGCGCCGCCTTCGAGGCGGGGAAGGGGCACGCGGAGCGGGTCCAGAAGGCGCGCGCGGGCGTGGATTCCGCGGAGCGCGGGCTGGGCCTCGCGTGGGACGAGCGCGACGGCGCGGCGCATCGGGTGGCGGAACTGACCGCGGTGGAGGGCGTGCTGTCCCCCGCGGGCGTGCGCGGCCCCATGCTGGAGTCCGCGCTGGAGGCGGTGCAGATGGGGGCGAACCGCTGGCTGGGCGTGCTGTCCCCCGCGGGCGTGCGCGTGCGACTGGAGCCGTACACGGAGCGCGCGGGCGGCGGGACGAAGGACGCCATCGCCCTGCTCGTGGATGGCGCGGGCGATGGGCACGGGTACCGCGCGTGTAGCGCGGGCGAGCGGCGCCGCCTGGACGTGGCCCTGCTCCTGGCGCTGGCGGAGGTGGCGCGCGCGACGAGCGGGGACGAGCCGGGGACGCTCTGGCTGGACGAGGTGTTCGACGCGCTGGACGACGACGGCGCAGACGCGGTGTGCGCGGCGGTGCGAGAGCTGTGCCGGGACCGTTGCGTGGTGGTCATCACGCACAGCCCTCGGTTGGCGGACGCCCTGCGCACGGTGCCGGGGCGACTGGTGTGGGTGATGAACGAGGGAGCGCTACACGATGAGTCCTGAGTTTCGGGCGTGGCTGGTGAAGTTCGGGCGGCATGTTGCCGTGGGGCGCGTGTTCGCGTTCGGGCAGTTCACCCCCGAGCAGGTGCGCGCCGACGTGCTGGAGACGGGGGTTCTGGACGGCGTGGACCGCGCCGGGGACATCTGGCTCCTGGAAGCCCTGCGTGGGATTCCCTTCGAGGCCCCGAGGAAGCCGGGTCGCCCCTACGTGCTCGCACCCGTCGCACGCGGCGTGCTGCGCGTGACGGACTACCCCTTCCCCGGCCCCCCGCCCGAGGTGCGCGCGTGATGGCGGCTGACGGAAGCCCCGGGGCGTTGGAGCTGGGGCCAGCGCCCGCGGAGGCGCCGACCATCTTTCGCAAGGCGCGGGTGCGCGGGCGCACCATCTCCATCAAGCGTCTGTCCAAGCGCGAGCTGCTCCGCGGCACGCTGGAGAACCCAGACCTGGACATCGCGCGCCCCGAGGTGCGCGACGATTGCATTCAGGGCGCCCACGCGGAGCGGCCCTGCCCCTACGTGTCGTGCAAGTACCACCTGTTCCTGGACGTGAGCCCGCGCTCCGGGGCCATCAAGCTGAACTTTCCGGACCTGGAGGTGTGGGAGCTCTCGGAGACGTGCGCCCTCGACGTGGCCGACCGCGGCGGCGTCACGCTGGATGACGTGGGTGCGATTATGAACCTCACACGCGAGCGCATCCGGCAGCTCGAAACGCGCGGCGTCGCGAAGCTCAAGGCCCTGAACCAGATGGCAGCGTTGGCGGAGCACCTGGACGAGAGCGGCCCGCCGCGGAAGTGGCGCCCCTCGGAGGACGCGAGCTACCCGAACCTGGGCATGGCGTCGCTCACCGAAGCGGCGAACCGGACGACGGAGCAGGTGCGCGCGCGGCTCGCCCCGAACGTGGTGCGCATCGACCCCGCGAGCCGGGGGCTGACGCCCGCGCCGCCCCGGCCCGTGGTACCCGACGCGCCCGACCCGACGCGGCACGAGAAGCGCAACGTGTGGTCGGCGGACTACGCGCTCGACAACGAGGCGCTCCCCGTCACCGTCCACGGGTCGGAGGCGGAGTCCGAGCGCGAGCCTGACCAGCGCACATTGGCTCGGCGGCGTACTGCGCAGGCGCGCCAGTTCAACGCCTACACGGGGCCGACGCCCCGTGAGACCCACTCCCCGCGGCGCGGGGAGGTGCGCGTGTGGAGCGAGCAGGTACCGGGCATGGAGGCGTTGGAGCCCCAGCCCGCAGTCCCGTTGCTGGGGGCGGTACCCGTGCCAGCCCCGGAACCCGAGCCCGTAGCAGAAGAGCCCGCGCCGGTGGAGGCGAAGGTGGAGACGATGGCAGAGCCGGAGAACGAGGTGAGCGAAGCGGACGAGGCCCCGACCGAACCGAACCGCACGGCGGTGATGATCCGCCGTCGCACCCCGTCGGGCGGGGAGACTTCCTTCCACACCGTGCGCCCCGGGCTGGGCACGCCCCCGCGCGACGCAGAGACGATCAAGGCGGACGGGGAATGGCTCGCGCGTCTCGAAGCGAAGGCGGGGAACATCTCGCGCCTGTCCGCCGCGTCGGGCGTGGAGCACACGCTGCTTTACAAGGTGCGCCAGGGGAAACAGGGGTTCCATGAGAGCGTTCGCGCCTTGCTCGTGGCGGTGGAGCCCAGGCTGGTGCCGTTGCCTCCGGGGCGTGTGCGCTCCGCGCCCGGCGTCGCTGGGACCGCGCGCGCCGTCACGCGGCGCATCTCCGCGGAGCTCGTCCCGCCGGTGGCCCCCGAGCCGTCGCCCCCGGTCCCCGTCGTAGCGCGCGAGCCCGACCCCTCCCCGCCGCAGCCGGACACCCTCGCGGTGCCGCGCGCCCTGGTGTCGAAGCTCTACCAGTTCGCGCGCGCGGCGGGTCACACGGAGCTGGCGCTGGAGCTGGGGGATGCGCTCGCCCGCTAGCATCGAGCGGCGCAAGGCGAGGCAGCGCGCGAGGTACCGGGAGCGCCGCGCCTACATCCACGAGTACCTCGGGGGCGCCTGCGCCGACTGTGGGAAGCAGGAGCCGGAGGTGTTCCTGGAGGTGGACCACGACGACCCGCGCTCGAAGGACGGGGATGTGATACAGGTTCACTGGAGCGTCTCCACGAAGAGCTCGGCCACGTCAGTCTCAGGTGCCACGGCTGTCACCTGGAAAAGACGCGGCGAGAGAAGGCCCGCGAGGGTCACGACGACGGGGCGGAGGCGCCCCCATTCTGAAGGAGCAAGACGATGGAAGATGAGACGACGGAGCGGGAGCGCTTGCTCTCGGAGTTCGGGCTCGCGTGCGAGGCGCTGGCGAAGGAGCACATGGTGTCCGCGGAGCTGATGCGTGACGCCCTTCTGGACCCGGGCCCGGGGGCGACGTGGCAGGCGACGCATGGGGTGGAGCGTGTGGTGGACCTACCTGTCGGGACACTCAGGGTAGCTGTTGGACGCACCGCGTCCGACCCGGGCGCCCGCGACCACTGGTTGAATCAGGCTCGCGCTCTGCGACCGAAGCAGTACGCCCGGCCCGCTGTGCCCGCCGTCGCGGCGACAGAGCCGCGCGGTGCGCGGCTCAACATCGTGCTGGCCTTCGGGGACGGGCTCGACCCGGACGCCGTGGCGCGCGAGTTCATGGCGGGGCTGGAGAGCACGGGCCTGAAGCCGCGCGAGATGGCACTGGACCAGGAGAACGAGCTCCAGCGCGTGAAGGACGAGCGGGACTCCGTGGCGCACCGGCTGGCTACGGTCATCCGGGAGCGCGACCAGCTCCAGGCGGAGCTGAACGCCCTGTCCGACCGCGTGGCCCAGGGTGGGGGCGACACCTACGAGAAGCTGGAGGTGGCCTGCTTCATCCTCGCCCCGCTGGTGAAGGGCAAGCACGTCCCGGCGCCCATCCTCCGCGCCGTGGCGGACATCCTGAACCTGCCGAAGTAGGGATGCCCGCAACCCTCTGGCTGACCCTCCTGCTCTCGCTCTTCCCTGTGGTCCCTGCGCGAGCACGGGCCCGCATCGAGGCACGTCGAGCCACCATCACCGCTGCCGTTGAGCGCGCGGAGCGAGAGCACGGGGTGCCCCCCGGCGTCCTTCTCGTCGTTGGATACGGGGAGACTCACCTCGGGACGGACGACGGGGAGGGCGGGAACTGGGGCGCGCCCATCAGCCGCGCGCGCAGGCACACCGCGGGAACGCCCGACCACGCCGCCCGGTCCCTCGCGCGCAGCTACCGCGTGTGCGGCTCGTGGCGGCGCGCCATCTCTCGCTTTCGGTGTGGCCTGTGCAGCCCGCGCAACCCAGGGCACCAGAGGGATGTGGCGCTGCGGGTACGTCTGGTGCGCGGGCTATACGACGCCGCATCGCTGCCGGTGCCTGACGGTTTCTAGGGTAAACCGCTGACTCCGGCGCCAAAGCGGCAGGTGGAGGAGCAGACCGTGAACCTCATCCACACGCTCGCCGCGTACGCCAAGCTACTCGCCCCACGCCTGCCGCTCTCCACCGCGGTGCGGCTCACTTACGAGCACCAGGACGACTACACCGCGCTGGCCCAAGACTTGGTTGGTTTGACGGGGGGCCGCGTACTGTACGGGGACGCCGTGGAGTTCCTGACCCGGTGCGCGGCGCTGGTGGCCCTGAGCGCGCGCCCGCTGAACGCATCCCGGTGGGATGAGGCGGCGATGAAGCGGGAGCGCGCGGCCCGCGTGGCGGAGCTTACGCGGCAGTATGTAGAGCTGCTCCCGCTGGTGCCCATCCCAGAGGACACGGACTGGGTGCGGGACAGCCCCGCCACGAAGCGCTGGACACGGACCCTGGGCGGCTACTCGCTGGAGGTGACGTACTCCGAGAAGAGGGCGTCTCGTTGGGGCGAACGCGGTAGCCCGGCCCACTACGCCGTAGACGCCCACGCCCCGGGGCTGGGCTACCTGAGCGCGCCCGAGGTTCCGAAGGGCTCGAAGCTGACCCAAGCCCAAAAGCTCGCGGAGTCCATGGTGGCGACGCCCTTGCTGGACGCGCGCACCGAAGCGGCGCCTTCCGTCATCCGGGGCGACCGATGAGCGCGGAGCAGCGGCGTGGGTTGGACGAGCGGAAGGTGGCGCTGGAGGCGGACGTGACCCGGACGAAGGCCGCGGAGGACGCGGCCCGGTCGGAGTTGTTCGCGCTGTTGGGGGTTGTGGAGGACGTATGAGCAAGATGGCAGAGCTGGAGAAGCGCAGGCGCGTAACGGGTGTGGAGCCCACGCGGGAAGAGCTGGCGGCGGCGGCGCGGGAGGACTTGGCCCCCGTGATGGAGCGGCAACGCAAGGACGCGGAGCGCCTCGCCCTGTTCGACCGGGTGGAGGCCATCACGCGCATCCTCCAGACCCGCGCGGGGTATGTGTCGTTCACGTACCGGAACCACAAGGGTGTCCTGGGCCCGCGCAAAGCGTCCCTTCACAGCGCGGAGCTCCGGCTCCAACCGTACGGCGCGCGCTGGTACCCGGGGCAGTGGGTGCTGTCCGCGTGGTGCTGCGCGCGGCAGG